AGCTATTGTTTTGATCCAGACGCGGTGGTCGGAGAAGGACATGACGGGCAACTTGATCCGTCAAATGACTAAAGACCCTTTTGCGGATCAGTGGGAGGTAGTTGAGTTACCGGCTATATTTGAGTCGGGTGAGCCTTGTTGGCCTGAGTTTTGGAAGAAGGAGGAGTTGGAGTCGGTTAAGGCATCTATTCCTGCTTATCAGTGGAACGCGCAGTATCAGCAGAACCCCACGTCTGAGACGTTGGCTATCTTGAAGCGTGAGTGGTGGAACGTGTGGGAGAAGGATCATATCCCTAATTTGCAGTATGTGATCCAGAGTTATGACACGGCGTTCAGTAAGCGGGAGACGGCGGACTATAGTGCTATTACTACTTGGGGTGTATTTTATCCGGAGGAGATAGGTGGTGCGGCGCATTTAATATTGTTGGATGCGAAGAAGGGTCGGTGGGATTTCCCTGAGTTAAAAGAAATTGCGATGGAGCAGTACAAGTATTGGGAGCCTGAGACGGTTATTGTTGAGGCGAAGGCATCAGGGACCCCTTTGACGCAGGAATTGCGACAAGTTGGCATTCCTGTGGTAAATTTCACTCCAAGTCGTGGAAATGACAAGCTTTCTAGGGTCCACAGTATTTCACCTTTATTTGAAGCTGGTATGATATGGGCACCGGATGAGTCGTGGGCGCATGAAGTTATTGAAGAATGCGCAGCTTTTCCTAACGGGACCCACGATGATTTGGTTGATAGTACTACTCAGGCTTTGATGCGCTATCGGCAGGGAAATTTTGTACAGTTGCCTACGGATGATTGGGAAGAAGGCGACGAATACGTAAATATTAACGCTGGAGCGTACTATGGCTGAACGGTCAGATTTAACACCCGCTGAGATATTGGCACGTCAACGAATGCTTGAAGAGGCGTTGGCGGGTCAGGATGCGGATGCCGAGCTTTTTGGCGCGGTAAACCAAGTACAGCCGGAAAATTATGGCCCGAAGACCGTCCGAGGCATACCAGAAGCCGACGAAAACCTACTTAAAACGCTGGTAAGCCCTCTTGTACCGCTTGAAACGGACGTAGTTAGGGAGCCAGAGTCCACCTATACCCAGATCCCAGAAGCTTTCCAAAACCCTGCGGACATGGGTAATCCAGAATTACTTCGCACCAGCTATACGCCGGGTAGATATGCAAACCCACGGCTAGCAGCGCCGCCTATTGTCGATTCAATTAGTGGCGGCTTAAAGTTTGGCAACAAGTTATTGTTTGGGGATGCTAGCGAACAAGCCGAGGCCCGCGAAAAGGTAAGCCAAGGCATTGGTGCATTACCGGGTTTACCTAAATCGATGGTTGAAAGCGTCATTGGTGGCGGGCGGAACGTTGCCCGTGGAAACATTACTACGCAAGATGCTGAAGGCAACATTACTCGCCCCGGTCAGTTTGCGGAAGGGCTTGCTATGTTCCCTGCGGCAAGGGCTTTTTCTTCTGTACCGGAAGGCACTTCGTTTGGCGTATTTGGTGGTCGCACGGGCGTAGAGATTGGCGCAGATGTCGCGGAATATGAGCGGTTGCGTTTTGAAGAGCAGCAGCCACCTAATTTAGCCGCTGCCGAAACGGGCGTATTTTTAGGCGTAGACAATCAACCGCGCAAGTTTTTGGGCGATTTTAAAATCAAAGACAGTTTTTTTGCACTAAGTAAAGAAATCAAAGATGGTTTGGCCGCTAGAGACGGGAAGCCTTTAAAAGTTCCTTTATCTTCTGTTATTTATTTTCCGGGTTTAGAAAAAAACTATCCAACTCTTGCGGAGGCCAAGGTAGTGCTTAGTCCTTCTTTCGGTAGCCCGGAAAATCCAAACACTATTGAATATGAAGCGGCGGCTGAAAGATTAGGTAAAAAGTCTTCCCTGTTAAAGATGGAGGAAAGCAATAATTTCTACGACTCAGAAACAAATACTTTTTATTTGCGGGCAGATGCAAAAATGCCGAGACAAGATTTTACGCAAGCCGAGAAGTTAAAAGACTATCGCTTCAAACAAATAAAAGAAGCTTTAGCAAAAAATATTCAAGAAGCTATTCAGTTTCAAGAAGGCTTTGCGACACCCAGACCCACGGGGGATTATCTTCTTGCGGGAACTAACCCGGAAATAGTTGCCATGCGAAACATGGGTTTAACCACCGATGTTGAAATAAACGCTTATTTTGATGAGTTGCAAAAGGGGCGAGAAGCACTGCAATCGGAACAAGTACAGTCTATAGCCCCGTTAAGTTCTGACGCTAGCATACGAGAAAGAAGTAACCGTGGAAGTCTAGAAGACTCTTTGGGTACACTTTCAAATGCTATTGTTACTTCATACGTGTATGACGCTAATTCGTCCACAAATATAGCTAATAGATATATTTTAGGTAAAAACGTTATAGACGAGTTACCAGAGGATGCTCTTACAATTTCGCGGCCAGATTTTATATCCTACGCGGAATCGGGTGAGCTAGGCGCTAGGAGCGCAGCAAAGTTGACGAAGGCGGCAAATCAACTTAGATCAAAATTTGGCGATAAACCAAGCATTGTTGATAGAATTCGCGGAGCGCAGTCTTCGGAACCCGGCTCGTTTAACGTACCTGCGGACGCTGAATTTACTGCGCAAGACGTATCTAAGACTATTACTATGCTAGAAGGCATGGCGAAGGATTTTAAGGCCCCAAACAAACAGTTTTGGCAAAACCAAGCTGGCTTTGCTAAACAACAAGCAACGGCCACTAAAGCTTTAAAAATAGCAAAAGAAGATAAAAATCGTGCGCCCGGAGCGGCCCGTATGGAGCAAGATGTTGCTGCGGAGTTGGCTATTCGGGCTGGTCGTGATCGCGATTTTGTTTTGCGTGCGGAAAGAAACGCGCTGGAGATGTTAGACCCAACAACTGCCACCGCGCAGTCTCAAACAATGCGGCAAGACGTAATGAACAATACGGAAGGTCTGTTGTACGGCGACAGAGGTTTTTATGACGCTTTAGATAGGGGTGACACAAACTTACGACAACGCACGGAAGAAGCGGCAAGGCAAGGAACCCCTGTTTACGATCCTGAAAAGCCGTTTGTTGCTAAAATTCCGGTGGCTATTACCAATGTTAAACGAGAAAGAGGCACTCCGGAGCAGTGGATGGCCGACATCCGAAAACAAAACCAAAAAGATCTTTTAGGGATTAAAGAAGAGTCTTTGAAGCTGCTAAACCTGCAAGAAGAGCTAAAACTAGAAGAGCAGCGGCTCCGACAACTAGACGAAGATCAAGTCGGTTTTGAATCTTCAACTAGAAAGAAAGGCACGTTAACTAGGGAAGAGGTTTTAGCGGTATTTGAACGGCAAGATCGTCCGGTAGATGTTGAAGTCTTGGGTAGTTCTAAATCTTACACTACTTTTTTATTACCGGGAAAAGGGCGAGACACTGCGCGAACGTTTGTTTTTAGATCTTTGCCCAAAGAAGGCGACACGGATTTTTTTATAGAACAGCATTTTGATAGAGAAAACCCCACAGAGGGGAAGATAAACACTTTTGCGCATAACCGCGTTACATCTAGAGTAGATGTTGATGACAACAAAGTTTTTCTTGCAGAAGAGTTTCAATCAGAAGCTTTTAAACCACAGAAACGCGACAAAGATAAGCTTAAATCAGAGGGCGTAGCTCTTCCTCACCGAAGCGATTGGTTAAACCTATCCGTAGAACGTATGTTGTTGGCCGCGGCCGAAGAGGGCTTTGATACGTTTGCAGTTCCACCGGGGTTTGTTCCACACAGTATGTATAACACCGGTCCTACCAAAAAAGGCTACATCGACGTATACGATAAAAAAATACCCGCGTTGCTAAAGAAAATGGCTAAAAAATACGGGATGGATTACGACGATGAGATTTCTTTGCCGTTAGAAAATGACCGTGGTAAACCGTTGATGATTGATCAACTAGAAAGGCAGATTGGCGAAGAAGCTTATATAAACGAAGAGTTGTACAACACCCCGAACAGAGAGCAAGCGCACATCTCGGTTCGCGGCTTGCGGATCACGCCCGAAGCTCGTAAGGCTATTTTAAAAGCCAAAGTAGGTCGTGCCCAAGGCGGCGCGGTACAAAGATTTAATCAAGGTGGTATGGTGTCCCCTATGAACAAACCTAGAGTTACGCAGGGTTTAACAAACCTGTTGAATAAATACAGTACGGGTCCTCTAGCGGGAGCCGGCAATGTTTCACGTGGAACACCTGTGCAGCCGTTTAATCAGGGTGGTGCCGCGCAAACATACGAAGAAGCGTTAAACGACCCAAATAGGATGAATTTAGCCAAACGTCTGGGTCCCGAGGCGTGGGCAAGTTCTGGGATAGGAAACACGCCGTCACAGCCTTTGGTAAAGAGTCTGGAGTACCGAAACTACGGCAGCAACAAAAATGTTCCTCAAGGCGATTTTAACCCTATAGTTCCTCGCACTTTCACTTCCGAAGAGTTATCTCAACGAGCGGCTGACCGCGGCTATGGCTCTGTAGAAAATTTAAGCAAGGCGGAAAAAGCAGGGTTGCAGTTGGATCAGTCGCCTTATTTTAATTCATACGAAACTAAGTCGCAGATGATGAACTCTCCGCAAGGGGACCAACGGTATACAAACTATGATCCGGGCGATTATGCCCGCGGCAGTGGCCCGAAGATAATGATAGATCCGGTCAGTTCTATCCCGGTTACCTCTATTGACTACAACTTGCCCGGTTCTGGCACGTCTACGGGACCGATTTCCACCGGGCCGGTATCAACTACGCCTGCGTATGAAGATGCCCCTGTTTCACAAACGGATAACTCTGAAGATAACCCTGTGACAAGTGTTCCCGTGGTGACTCCTGCATCTACGACACCGGCAACTACCGATCCGTTGACTTCTGATTTAGCGGTCAGCACTACACCGGGAACCACTACACCGGGAACCACTACACCGGTAGTCGCATCACAGCCTATTGTTAATCCGATTGACAATACACCCTTACCGCCTTCGGTTTACAACCCGCCCGCGCCTCCAGAGGAAGCTGTTTACACGCCTCCTGCGGCCACGGTGGTAGATACTCCCGAAACTTTGTTTACTCCGCCGGAAGTTTTTGATGTACCGGACGCAAAAGATTATCAGTACTTGCAAGATCTTCGGCCTGATTTTGACCTCTCGGATGTGATTAAAACTCAAACGGGCGGTTACGCGCCTACTCAAGGTATGGTCATTAACCCTACGGAGTATCAATATTCTCCAGATCAGGAGATGAGCGACAACGTGTATGTCCCGCAAATTTATAGACCTATGCCCCAGTTTACGTTAAGTGACCTCGATGCCACCGAAGGAACAACTTCTGAAGATTCCACCGCCGAAACAGACACCGAAGATACTGCGGGGACTGCGGATACTACGGATACTACGGATACTACGCAAGGAACTTCGTTTGCTTCGTTAGACTCTTTATCGTCTAACCAACAAGCGTACAATCCCGAGCAAGATTATGCCGATAGATATGGGTATACTCTCGCAGAACTTCGAGAAATTAATGCCGAACGACTTCGTATGGGCCTTCCCCGCTTGCAAGATTTGCAGACGGATATTGGCGATATAAATTTTAATGGCGGGATGTAAACAAGAGTAAATATTTATGGCAAATGAAAACAGACCTCCCGTATCGTTAATGGAACGAGAAGGCATGGAGCTTGGAGACGAAGAGCTTTTAGCCGTAGAAGTTGAAGCACTGCCCAGCGGCTTAGAAACCAACAGTGCTCTAAGTATTGAAGGTATTGAGATCACCGAAGACGAAGACGGTGGTGTCACTTTTGATTTTGACCCGTTGCGTAACAAAGAACGTGAAGACGATTTCTTTGACAACTTGGCTGAGTTTTTATCGGATTCCGAGCTTGCTGAAGTGTCGAACGACCTGATGGATCAGTACACCTCGAACAAGGCATCTCGCCAAGATTGGGAAGAGACGTATTCTAACGGCTTAGAGCTACTAGGCTTTAAGTACGAAGACCGCACCGTGCCGTTTAGAGGCGCTACCGGTGTCACACACCCCGTATTGGCCGAAGCGGCTGTACAGTTCCAAGCACAAGCTTTTAACGAGCTACTGCCTCCTGACGGCCCTGTACGCACCGCGGTTCTCGGGTCACAGACTCATGCCAAAGTAGAGCAGGCTTCTCGCGTTAAAAACTTTATGAACTACTACATTACTAATGTAATGGAAGAGTACACACCAGAATTTGACCAGATGTTGTTTAACCTGCCCTTGGCGGGCAGTACGTTTAAAAAAGTTTATTTTGATGACACGCTTGGCCGTCCAGTAAGCAAGTTTGTACCGGCGGAATACCTTGTTGTCCCGTATGAAACAACAGATTTGTTGACTTGCCCGTGTGTAACACACGTTGTTCGTACTTCTTTAAACGATTTGCGCAAGCAGCAGGTAAGCGGTTTCTATAGAGACGTTGCGGTTTTACCGTCTCAGCAAGGCACCACCAGTATTTCAGAAGAAACAGACTATATCGACGGCATGAGCGCCTCTAATGTGGACTACGACTGCACACTTTTAGAGTTTCACGCGGACTTAGATCTAGCGGGCTATGAGCATAAAGACGAAGATGGCGAAGAAACAGGCATAAAAGTGCCGTATATCGTCACTATTAGTGAAGAAAACAGCAAAGTTTTAGCTATTCGCCGTAATTATCAGGAAGAAGACCCGCTAACTACTAAGATTCAGTACTTTGTACACTACAAATTTCTTCCGGGCTTTGGTTTCTACGGCTTAGGCTTGATTCACACCATTGGCGGCTTATCCCGCACCGCGACTGCTGCACTGCGGCAATTGATTGATGCGGGTACGTTATCTAACCTTCCTGCGGGCTTTAAGGCACGCGGCCTGCGGATCAGGGACGATGATACTCCGTTACAGCCGGGTGAATTTAGGGATGTAGACGCTCCGGGCGGTCAAATACGTGACAGCTTGATGCCGTTACCGTTCAAAGGGCCAGATCAGACGCTATACCAGCTATTAGGCTTTGTTGTAGACGCTGCACAGCGGTTTGCCACCATCACTGACATGAAAGTAGGTGATGGCAACCAAAACGCGGCTGTCGGCACTACTGTTGCGTTATTGGAGCAGGGTAGCCGTGTAATGAGCGCAATACACAAGCGTTTGCATTATGCGATGAAGACTGAGTTTAAGATTTTAGCGCGGGTAATGGAGGAAAGTTTGCCTCCGGTTTACCCGTATGAAGTTCCGGGTGCAGAAGCCACGGTAAAAGCAACGGATTTTGATGACAAGGTAGATGTTTTACCTGTTTCAGATCCTAATATCTTTTCTCAAAGCCAGCGTATTGCTTTGGCTCAGACAGAGCTTCAAATGGCTATGCAGGCTCCGGACATACACAACATTCCGGAAGTATATCGCCGTGTTTATGATGCCTTGGGCGTTAAAAACACTGACATGATATTGATCTCAGACACGCCAAACGACATTTCCCCTAAAGATCCGGCGCAAGAAAACATAGATTCGCTTGAAAATGGGGCTTTACAGGCTTTTAAGGGTCAGAATCACATGGCGCACATGCAATCGCACTTGTTGTTTATAACAGGTGGATCTGCGTCTCAGATGCCGAATGTGCAGCTAGCCATGCAAAAACACCTGTTAAACCACATACAGTTGCAGGCAGAAGAGCAGGCGGACCAGCAATTTGCTCAACAAAACCCCAACGTAGCGTTGCAAGATCCTGCAACCAACATTCAGTATCAAGCTATGTTGGCGCAGTTTGTAGCTCAAGGCACTCAACAGCTTGTAGAGCTTGGAAAGCAGATACAGGGTGGTGGGCAAGAGCAGGCACCAGATCCGTTGATTGAATTAAAACAACAAGAGTTGCAGCTTAAATCTCAACAAGAGCAAAATGACATGGCTATGGAGCAACAACAGCTTCAACTAGACCGTGAAAAGCTTGCTCAACGAGAAGCTCAGTTCCAGCAACGGCTACAAAGCCAAGAAAACATGACTGCCGCACGTATAGATGCGGGTATGCAGCGTGAACTTTTAAAACAACAATCTCAAAAAGGTGATTTATGACCGGAGTAGTTAAAACAATGGGCGGACCAATCCAAGAGCCGCCTAAGCCTGTTAACAAAGCAGAAATCAAAGGCCAAGGTAGTATTCCATACGCTCAATTAAAGGAAGAAAAAACGCCCAACACCATGATGGGTAAGATTACCCGAGGCACTAAGAGGGGCATGGGTGCTGCGGAGCGTGGCGGGCGTTACACAAGCTGTTAAAGGCATTGCTTGTTTGCTTTCCCATATAAAAGAAGCGACAATATCGGATATCGTCAGATAATTAAGGATAATTAGCATGGACGGTATCGATATCGTGCAGTTTGTTCGCAAGACGCTGCTTGATCGCAAGGGCCAGATCTCTGAACTTATGTCAGAGGGTGGCGTTAAAGATATGGAACATTACAGGGAGTGCATGGGCGAAATCCGCAATTGTGATTACGTTCTTGTAGAACTTTCTGAAATGCTAGACAAACAGGAATATATGGATGTCTGAAAGTAAAGAACCCTTGGATTTATCCAAGCTATACGTTCCCGAAGAGGAGCGCGTGTTAGACCCCACTTTGATTACAGCAAGTGCAATTGAAAGACTTCCTCAACCAACAGGTTGGCGGATTTTGATTATGCCGTTTCGAGCACCGAAACGAAGTAAAGGCGGTATTTTGTTAAATACTAAGACTTTAGAAGAAGACGCTGTTCAAACAAATGTCGGTTACATTCTTAAACTTGGGCCAGATGCCTACGAAGATAAAGAAAAGTACCCCCGTGGGCCGTGGTGTGAAGAACGAAAATGGGTAATTTTTGCTCGTTACGCCGGTTCTAGATTTCGTTTGAACGGAGAAGATGCCGCGGTCTTTGGCAGCGAGGTTAGAATTCTTAATGATGATGAGATTTTAGCCACAATTCTTGATCCTAACGATATACACCATAGTTAAGGGACATGCAGATGAGTGAAAAGTTAAAGGCCCATGAGGCCGACGATGGACAGATAGACCTTGAGTTTACGGAAGAAGCTCAAGATGTAATTTTAGAAGACGATAATGAGAGTGAATCTACCGCCGAAGCCCCTGTAGTAGAAACAAGTGCGGACGAAGATGATCACGAAAAGTACAGCAACTCAGTTCAAAAACGCATCAATCAGCTTACTAAAAGAGCTAAAGAAGCGGAAAGAGAGCGTGAAGAGGCGTTGCGCTATGCTCAAAACATTCAAGCTGAAAACACGGATGTTAAGCAAAGGCTTCAAACTTTAGACCGTAGCTATATAGATGAGTACGGGCACCGAGTTAGCTCGGAGCAGGCTAGAGCTAAAGACGAGTTAAAGTCTGCTATTGAAATGGGCGACACAGATCGCCAGATGCAGGCTCAAGAAAGAATTACACAGCTAACTTTAGCCGCGGATAAACATGCGCAAGCTAAAGCTAGTAGAGAAGCTCAAGCGCAACAAGCGCAGCAGCAACAAGAATATGCGCAACAACAGCAAACGCAACAACAGCAATACCAACCGGCTCCTCGACAAGCCGCACCTGATCAAAAAGCCGAAGAATGGGCTTCTAAAAACGATTGGTTTGGCGAAGATGACGCAATGACGTTTGCAGCCTTTGGTTTGCACAAGAAATTAGTTCAAGAAGAAGGGTTTGACCCAGCTAGTAATGATTACTATGATGCGTTAGATTCTCGCATGAAAAATGCGTTTCCTCACCGGTTTCCGGATGAAGAAGTAACAAAACAAAATCGTTCTGGACAAACTGTAGCGGGAGTATCTCGCTCTAAAGGAACAGGACGCGGTAAAAAGGTTCGCCTCTCCCCGAGCCAAGTTACCATTGCAAAAAGATTGGGAGTGCCACTCGAAGAGTACGCTAAGTACGTGAAGGAAGGACAATGACAGATAATCAAAATGATGAAATTGAAGCTATCAAGAGAACTTCCCGCGCTAAATCATCACGGGCTGCAAAGGCAAGAAGAACGCCTTGGAGTCCACCGTCTAAGTTAGACGCGCCCCCTGCGCCAGAAGGGTATAAACATCGTTGGATACGTGCGGAAGTGCGTGGTTTTGAAGACCGCACCAATATTTCTGCTCGTATTAGAGAAGGCTATGAACTAGTCAGACGCGATGAATATCCCGACTTTGAGGCACCTACTATAGAATCAGGGAAATATGAAGGCGTGTTTGGTGTAGGCGGATTGTTGCTAGCAAGAATACCGTTAGAAACCGTGGCTGAAAGAACTGAGTACTTCCAACGGAAGAGCGCAGATCAGATCGAAGCGATTGAAACGGACATTCTTCGCGAAAATGCACACTCGACTATGGTGATTGACAAACCAGAACGTCAATCCCGTGTAACTTTTGGTGGTCCTCGTAAGTAACGCTTTTAGGAGCAATTAAATGGCAAATCAAGAAACTGCTTACGGGCTTCGTCCTATTGGACTAGTAGGAGCAGCCGCAAATTCAAATGGTCTAACTCAATACGAAATCGCTTCGGATAACACAGGCGCTATATTTCAATATGGCATCGTTGTTCCGTTAGCTGCTGGGGTAATTGCTCAAGCAGGCGCAACTGATGGCGGCACTACGCAAGCCCTCGGTGTATTAGTTGGTGTTGAATATGTGGATTCTGTAACTAAGAAGCCCACTTTCATTAACTATTGGCCCGGATCTAACAGCGTAAGCGTTGACACGAATTTTCCTGTCAAAGCACTCGTTGCAGATAATCCGATGCAAACTTTCCAAGTTGCTACAGACGCATCTATTACCAACAGAGCTACTGCTCTGGCGGCAGTATTCGCTAATGCTAGTCTTGGCACTTCTGCTCGAACCGGTTCAACCGACACAGGTCGCTCTAACTCGGCGTTAGGCGTGTCTACAATCGCAACTACAGCTACGCTGCCGTTGAAAATCATGGGTATCGTTGATGACGATGCTAACAGTGATTTTGCTTCAGCAGGGATTGGCTTGATTGTGCGATTAAATGCACACTATAACTCTCCGAATGCGAGATTCGATTCACAAACTACAGCCACTACAACTGGCATATAAGGTAGGAGAAATTCAATGCCTATTACACGCGCCCAACTGGCGAAAGAGCTTGAACCCGGCCTAAACGCTTTGTTCGGCTTAGAGTATGATCGATATGACCAAGAGCATTCTGAAATCTTTGACGAAGAGTCTTCGGACAGAGCGTTTGAAGAAGAAGTGATGCTTTCTGGCTTTGGTACAGCCCCAGTTAAATCTGAAGGTGGTTCAATTTCATTTGACCAAGCGCAGGAGACTTATACTGCACGCTACTCACATGAAACTATTGCACTAGCCTTTTCGATCACTGAGGAAGCTATTGAAGATAACCTTTATGACAAGCTGGCAGCACGCTATACCCGTGCATTGGCACGTTCTATGTCACAAACCAAGCAAATCCGCGCAGCAAGCGTACTGAACAATGCGTTCAGCACTGCTTCGCCTATCGGTGACGGCTCGGCATTGTGTGCAGCAGATCACCCGTCAATCTCTGGTAATCAGTCAAACGTATTGGCCGTAGCCGCCGATCTCAACGAAACATCTCTTGAGCAGATGCTAATTGATATTGCAGGCTTCACCGATGAGCGTGGCTTAAAGATTGCAGTTCGTGGAATGAAGTTAGTAATTCCTAAAGAGCTTCAATTTATTGCAGAAAGAGTTATGAACTCTACCCTGCGATCAAGCACGGCTGACAACGATGTCAACGCTATGAAGTCTATGGGAATGCTTCCAGAAGGAGCGGTTGTAAACCACTTCCTTACGGACACAGACGCATACTTCATAAAGACTGACGCTCCAAGTGGCTTTAAATTGTTTCAAAGAACTCCCATCAAAACTGCGATGGAAGGTGACTTTGATACAGGTAACATGCGCTTCAAGGCACGTGAACGTTATTCGTTCGGCGTATCTGATTGGCGTTCCGTTATCGGCACACCCGGAGCCTAGTTCTTTTGAGCTAGCTATTAAGAAAGGGGCACTTGTTGCCCCTTTTCTTTTTGTGTATATTTAATTTATTCCTGACAGGTGCATTCCGTGCCTGACACTAGCCACGACAGGAGATAATCATGGCGAACACAACTTTTAGCGGTCCCGTCCGTTCAGAAAACGGTTTTATTGCCGTAAGCAAAAATGCAGCTACCGGCGGCATTACAGAAATCAGCACATATGGTGGTGCTCCTGTAAGCCTTGCTGACGCAAATGTAACCCTAACTAACGCTACCCATAGCGGACGAGTTCTTCTTGTTCCAGATGGCGGTCAAGACAACACTTACACACTACCGGCACCCGTTGCTGGATCTGTTTTTAGATTTGTCTACGCGGGTGGTGCTGCGGATGCTACGGACGCGATCATTGTCACCCCCGGCAACACCAACTTTTACATTGGTGGCGTTACTTTCCTAGACACTGATAACGAAGTTAGCGCAGTATTTTCGGACGGTAATTCAAACAGCAGTATTCAGCTAAACGTACCTGCGGGATTTGACGTGACGATTATTGGTTTAAACTCCACTAATTATCAGATTCTTGGCACCGTTACGAGCGCAACCGCCCCTGCATTTGCCGATCAATAGTAACCCTGTAGGCTGCAAGGGGCGTTATTCGCCCCTTCTTTTAGGAGAAATATATGGCTGATACAGTCGCGTCACAGATAATTATTGATGGCCCTAAATCGGCGGTTTTAAAGCTAACCAATGTTTCAGACGGAACAGGCGAAAGCGCAGTCACCAAGGTAGACGTTTCCGCTTTGCAGCCTAGTGCCGATGGAGACGCTTGCACGGATGTAGTTATTGAGCATATTTGGTGGCAGTGCATAGGCATGAAAGTTCAAATTTTGTGGGACGCAAGCACCGATTTATTTTGTATAGAGCTTGGCGAAAATCAAAGTGGTTATCACGACTACACGCTTTTTGGGGGCCTTACCAATAATGCCGGTAGCGGTAAAACGGGCGATATTAACTTTACTACGGTGGGTCACACTAGTGGTGACACGTACACAGTTGTTTTTCATCTGCGCAAAAAATTTGCGTGATAATTAAAAGGTTGTATTTATGGCGACAACTAAAGACGTTACTCGGACTCCTTCGGGTCGTATAAAGTATCGTGGAGAAACTTTTTCGGGTTTTAATAAACCAAAAAGAACTCCTAATAAGCCTAAAAAAAGTGCGGTTTTGGCTAAAAAAGGTAGTGAAATCAAGATAGTACGCTTTGGGGACCCTAAAATGTCTATTAAGAAAGATCAACCTGCTAGACGTTCTAATTTTAGGGCACGCCATAATTGCGATACTGCCAAAGATAAATTCAGTGCCCGTTATTGGTCGTGTAAAGCATGGTGATGACTAGAGGCGACATGCCTAAAGGACTAACGTATTACCGAAAAGGTGGTGCTGCGTCTAAAAAAAGCAAAGGGAGTAAAATTTGTCCTTCAGGTAAGGCTTGGGCAAAAAGAACTTTTGATACCTACCCTTCTGCCTATGCCAACATGGCTGCGTCAAAGTATTGCAAAGATCCCAATTACGCCAAAAGCAGTAAAAAGAAAAAGTAATGGGTGAGTTAAAGAAATGGCGCGACCAAAACTGGGTTCGTATCGACTCCGAAGGCAACATTGTTGGAAAATGTGGTACTTCGCCGGACAAAAAAAATCCAGACCGTTGTTTGCCCGAAGCCAAAGCACGATCTTTGACTAAAGCAGAACGAGCGGCAACGGCGCGGAAAAAGAAAAAAGCCGGAAGTAAAGGCAAGACGGTGGTTTCCAACACTAAGAAAGCTACTGTAAAAGGAATGCGGAATGGGGGCGAAGTTCGTCAACAAATTGCAAAAGGATGCGGCGCGGTATTAGAAGATCGTCGAAAAGTAACCAAATATTTGTGAGGTTGATATGTCCGTAGTTAATTTAGGAAACGGTGCTCCTAAGAAAAAAAGCACAACTAAGATCAAAGCCAAAGGTATGTCTATGGGCGGTGCCATGAAATCTAAAGGCATGGCGGCGGGTGGTAAGATGAAGCCCAAGGGTATGGCGGCTGGTGGTAAGGTAGCCAAAAAATCTATGGGCGGTGCCATGAAATCTAAAGGCATGGCGGCTGGCGGTAAGATGAAGTCCAAGGGTTATCGAAGTGGTGGCAAAGTAAGCAAATAAAGCATGTCTTACTTAACGTCGAATATCCCGCATTTTAAGTGCTGGGTCAGAAAAGAATTTACGCATAACCACGAACAGTTTCATGGCGAGTTTCTTCATGCAATGGTGGTTGCTGTAACTACAATGCCTTGTAGGTGTTTAAGTTTTCAAATTATTTTCACTGGGATTGAAGCCGAAGGTGAAGAAGAAGATACCGTACATGGTGGGGCAATGTGGGCACGAATGCCCATAACCGCGCTTGTTGCGGATATTCCGCTAGAAGAATGGCCGGAGCCTATGGCGGTACATGATGCTCAACCGTGGGACTGTTCTTCTAATCATCACTCTGTGTATGTTTTAGATAGAGCAACGCCGTCCCCGTGGATGGCTAAAATAAACGGGGAAATGTTCCCTGCAAAGTATTTGTTTACTGTGGATTATACGGAAAGCGAAATAGCGGATGATCCGGCACAGCACAAGCAATCGCATGTTTTACAGCTATTAGATGCAGGTCAATGGACGGGCAATATTGTAGCGTTGCCAAACAACCGAGTACGGGTTACACATCCCGCTTGGTTTGAAACAGGCTCGGGTGCCCCCGATTTTAAACCTTCGGCGCACATACATTACTCTAAATCTGATTTAGACTATAGTTTGGACGTTAACCGAATATTTGATAATTTATACAATGACAACCTCGAACAGTAAGAATTTTGAAATAGATGTCGCTGAATATATTGAAGAAGCGTTTGAACGCTGTGGTCAAGAAGTACGCACGGGCTACGATCTAAGAACGGCAAAAAGGTCTTTGAACTTGTTGTTTGCTGATTGGGCAAACAGGGGTTTAAATCAATGGACCATAGAGCAAACTACCATAACGCTTGCCGCCGGAATCAGTGAGTATCCTTCTGGCTCGTTAACGCTTTCCGTAGCGGCTACAGGTAGTTTTACGGTTGGCGAAACGATTACGGGCGGTACAAGCGGCGCTACTGCTTCTATAACTAGCTCTCCTACAACCACGGCTTTTGCCACTACTATTCCGGTAGGCTCGTTTGCGCTTAACGAAACGATTACGGGCGGTACAAGCGGCGCTACAACCACTGTTTCGGCGATTCAAGATTTATCGGACACGCAATCTACAATAGATATGCTTTCTGCGGTGGTTACTAGAACCGGAACAGATTTTGAAATCACTCGTCTTAGTCGGTCTGAATTTTTAAACATTCCAACAAAAACTCAAACAGGTCGGCCTAATCAGTTCTTTTTAGACAGGCAAATAAGCCCTGTTTTAAAAATATGGCCGGTTCCCGACAACAACACAGACGTTATTAAATTTAATCGTTTAACCCGAATAGACGATGCGGATGCTTTTACAAACACGGTAGATATACCTTTTAGGTTCTACCCTTGTTTGGCCGCGGGCCTTGCGTACTATCTTTCTATGAAGCGCAGCCCTCAATTGATGGCTCCACTTAAAGCTATTTATGAAGAAGAAATGCTTCGCGCAATGGAAGAAGATCGTGATAGGGCCTCCTTTAAGATAAGTCCTCCTTCATACCAGTACGGGCTTTAACCGTGTCTGGCTTTGCTTCTGGAAAAAACGCTTACGGAATATCAGACCGTTCTGGCTTTCGATATAAGCTCAATCGCATGAAACGCGAGTGGACCGGCAATTTAGTTGGGTTTGACGAGTTTGAGCCAAAACAACCACAGTTGTTTCCGACACGTCATATAGATGATCCGCAAGCTTTAAAAAACCCTCGCCCAGATCGCGTGGAACCTTTTGTAGTATCCGTAGGTGTCCCAACAATTGACAATTATCCCTTTGTGCCCGTAAATGGGTCAGGACAAGTCGGCCAAGTAACGGTGGTAATTACATGAGTTTTACACTAGCAACCTTAAAATCTACGGTACAAGATTATTGCGAAACATCTGAAACAACGTTTGTGGCAGACCTGCCCACGTTTATAAAAGAAGCCGAAGAAAGGATTTTAAAAAACATTGAACTTCCGTTTTTTCGTAAAAACGTTACTGGAAATGCTACGGCAAGCAATCCGTATTTGTCTACGCCATCTGATTTTCTTGCGCCATACAGCTTGGCGGTAATTGCAAATGACGAATACAACTATTTATTTTTAAAGCAGGTTTCGTTTATACGAGCATATACGCCAAATTCTTCTACAACTGGCGAACCCAAGTACTATGCGCAGTTTGATGACTCTACCTTTATCGTAGCGCCAACGCCGGATTCTGCCTACAGCTTTGAGCTTCATTACAAATTTAGGCCAGCATCTTTAACCGCGGGTGCTGAAAGCGGAACAACATGGTTGTCCGAAAATGGCCCAGATGCGCTTCTTTACGGAACCTTGGTCGAAGCCGCAACGTTTTTAAAAATCCCCGAAGAAGTTGCGCAGTACGAACAAAGGTTTGGCGCTGCGGTTGCTGGATTAAAAGCTTTAGGCGAGGGGTATGGTTCTCGCGACGAATACCGTTACGATATAAGTAGGGGTGCCTAAACGTGTTTTTACAAGCGCCTAGATTAGAAGTAGGTAACGTAGTTGTCGCAGTAACTAATGATGGAGGTCATTCTCCAGAGTTTTGGGCGCAAACGGCTGCGGATAGAATTGTTAGTGTCGGTGGAAATTGCCACCCAGCAATCGCTCAACAAGCGGAAGAGTTCAAGGATGCGGTAAAGGCTACTACCCTACATTACATCCAAGAAGCAATTAAGAGCGATAGGACTACCCTTACCGCTGAATTAGAACGTCAAGGCCATAAAGAAATGGCAGACATAATTAGGAGTCTATAATGGCTATTTCTACGGCAATGTGTACTTCTTTTAAAAAAGAAGTGTTAGAAGCAAAACATAATTTTTTAGCGTCTGGGGGTAACAGCTTTAAACTGGCTTTATATACCTCTAGTGCTTCATTAGGTGCGGCTACAACTGCGTATTCGTCTACCAACGAAACTTCTGGTACAAACTATAGTGCTGGCGGTTCGGCGTTAACTAACGTAAATCCATCTAGCAGTGGAACAACGGGCTTTACTGACTTTGCTGATCTTACGTTTTCAAATGTAACAGTTACGGCTAATGGGGCGTTGATTTACAATGACACAGCTTCTGGTGACCCAGCGGTATGTTCTTTAGCATTTGGTGGTGATAAGACATCTACCGCTGGCGACTTTACTATTCAGTTTCCTACTGCTGACGCATCTAACGCGATTATTCGCATCGCATAGGTTATAACGTGTGGCAATCATTAATGGTTGGGGCAGAGGCACTTGGGGCCAACTTGAGTGGGGCGAAGGCGACCTTCCTGTCTCAGTCACTGGTGTTGCTGGAACGAGTGCCGCAGGTACAGTTACCGTCGATGCTGAAGCTAACGTCTCTGTTACCGGCGCTTCGGGAACGGGTGCAATTGGTTCGGTTACGGTCACCGCTGACGCAAACTCCTCCGTCACTGGTGTTGTTGGAACGGGCGCGGTTACAACAGTCACTGTTGCCGCTGCCGCAAATACGGCAGTTACAGGTGTTTCGGGAACGGGTGCAATCACTACTGTCACTGTGGATGCTGCGGCTAATGTTTCGGTTACAGGCGTTGAAAGTACAGGGGCAATCGGCACAGTTATCCCCGTATCAAATAATACCCTCGCTGTTACAGGCGTTGCGGGAACAGGGGCAATCGGCACAGTTACGCTTGCGCTCAACAACTATATTGATGTTGCAGGGGTACAAGGAACTGGTAATGTTGGTACGGTATCGCCTCAAGCCAATGCCGATGTTGCTGTTATTGGGGTTAGTGGTACTGGAGAAATTTCTCCACCAAATATATGGGGTATTATTATCCCCGGTCAAACAACAAATTGGTCGGCTGTCGCAGACAGTCAAGACCCTACTTGGTCACCTGTTTCAGACAGTCAAGACCCTAATTGGGAAGAGGTAGCTTAAATGGCAACTTACGTTAATGATTTACGCTTAAAAGAGATTGCCACAGGCGATGAAAGCGGAACATGGGGCACAAGTACAAACACTAATTTAGAACTGATTGGTGAGGCTCTTGGGTACAATACTCAAGATTGTTTCAGTTCTGACGCGGATGCAACAACTACTGTAGCGGATGGTTCTTCAGATCCAGCGCGTGCAATGTATTTTAAAGTTACATCCTCCGCCACTTTGTCAGCAACACGCACACTGACTATTGGGCCAAACACTATTTCTCGCGTAATGTTTATTGAGAACGCGACTACCGGCTCACAAAGTATTGCTATAAGCCAAGGTTCTGGTGCTAACGTCACTATTGCTACTGGAAAAACTGCTGTTGTTTATTTAGACGGTGCAGGTTCTGGCGCAGCAGTTGTTGATGCTATGTTAAAGGTTGATCCGGGCGTTACAGATACGCTTGCTGAAGTTCTTGTCGCAGGTAATACCTCTGGTGGAACGGGCCTTGTTATTTCATCTGGTGATGATTTAACGCTTACAGGCGCGTCTAGTAACGCTGTATGGGATTCTTCTGCTAATGCTTTAGCGTTTGCGGATGCATCGAAAGCGGTGTTTGGTGCAGGTAATGATTTAGAAATATTTCACAATGCCAGTAACTCTATAATTAACGACAACGGTACTGGCACATTACAGTTACAAACTGGTGGCGCAACCAAATTAGAAGTTACTTCTAGCGGAGTAACTGTTTCAGGAACGATAACAGGTACGTTAGCTACTGCGGCACAAGCGAATGTTACAAGTGTAGGTACGCTGACTTCGCTGGCTGTTTCTGGCGACCTCACCATTGACACGAATACGCTAAAGGTAAATTCTACCACTAACCGCGTAGGTGTTCTTAACGCTTCCCCTGATGTATCTCTAGATGTTGGTTCAGCTACAGATGCGATACATATGCCTGTAGGAACTACTGCACAGCGTCCTACGGGCGCGGCGGGATACTTGCGGTACAATAGCACCTTAGAGCAATTTGAAGGCTATACGGACGATTGGGGCCAGATTGGAGGCGGTGGCGGTTCTAATACATTTGCTACCAATAGTTTTACCGGCAACGGTTCTACAACTGCTTACGCGCTGTCTCAAGTAGTAACATCTGAAGACAATTTATTAGTTTTTATAGAAGGTGTTTTTCAACAGCAAGCTGCGTATTCGATTGCTACGGCAAGCGGCACAACTACTTTAACTTTTGCTTCTGCGCCAGCTAATGGACGAAGTATTTTAATCTACTCAGTCGCGTCTGCTATCTCAGGTACTAATCTGAATAGCGACACGATGACGGGTGACGGATCAGATACTACCCTCACGCTTTCTTTAGCACCTGTAAACGAAAACAACACACAGGTTTATATAGATGGTACTTACCAGCACAAAGACACCTACAGCATTTCTGGGACTACATTAACCTTCAGCACTGCGCCACCCTTGGGGACGGCGGTTGAAGTAATGACGATGAACCAGTTAGATGTAAACACCCCTACAGATGGCAGTGTTACGTCTGATAAGTTGTCTGGTGCTTTGGTTACGCCAAGCAGTTTAACCGTTACTGGTGATTTAATTACTACTACGTCAGGAACGTCTAACTTTGTAGCAGGTGTCAACGCAGGTAACTCCATAGCCTCTGGCGGCAACTACAACGTGGTCGTGGGCGATGAAGCAGGTACTGATTTAACTACGGGTGATGAGAACGTAGCTATTGGGTATGCGGCTTTAGATAATTCTGATGTAGGTTCTTTTAATACAGCCATTGGAAAGTCTGCTTTGGGCAATGATTCAAAAGGCTCAAGCAGCACAGCGGTTGGTAACTCTGCACTGCAAACTCAAAACTTTACTTCAGCCACTGATGCTTTTAACTCAGCCTTTGGTTTTAACGCAGGTGGGGCAATAACCACGGGCGTAAACAACACCTTAATTGGAGCGCGTGCTGGTGATGCTTTTACTGATGCAGACCGAAACACGGCTTTAGGGCGTTCAGCACTAACTACAGACACTCTTGGTTCAAGGTCAGTTGCGGTAGGCTATGGTGTTTTACAGAATCAAAACTTTACTTCGGCAACAAATGTTTACAACACAGCAGTGGGATACGATGCAGGTGCGTCAGTCACCACGGCAACTGAGAACACTCTCATCGGTAGTCTTGCTGGTGATGCTCTGACTACAGGCGGTCAAAATGTTGCAATCGGGGTCAATGCTTTAGGCGCTGAAACAACATCAGCCAACAACGTAGCCATAGGCCGTGAGGCGCTTAAAACTCAGAATGGTGCAGCAAGTAATACTGCGGTTGGACGCACTGCAGGCTCAGCAGTTACTACAGGTAGTAGCAATACCCTCATTGGTATACAGGCTGGTGCCTCACTAACAACCGGCTCTAATAATCTTTTATTAGGTCACGATGCAGGACGCTCAGGTAGCCCCGGCGGTAATATTACTACGCACAGTAATAATGTAGTTCTTGGCGATGAAAATATTGCTGCTATTTATGCTCAAGTACAGACTATTTCAGCATCTGACGAGCGGGATAAAACTGACTTCACAGACCTAGACCTTGGCCTAGACTTTGTAAAAGCCCTAGCACCTGTTACCTACAAGTGGGACAAGCGTTCTAAGTATGGTGACAAGACTGCTGATGACTATGATCTTGCTGCTCAGACACCAGACGGTACTCACAAAGAAGATTGGTTGGACATTGGTTTTAGAGCACAAGAAGTTATAGCTCTTGAAGAAGCTGCTGGATATAAAATTTCTGACAAGACAAACCTTGTATCAAATCTAACTGAGGACGGTAAACAGTACGGGTTACAGTATGAAAATTTTGTACCAATCCTTGTCAAAGCAATCCAAGAACAACAAGCCTTAATTGAATCACAGGCAGCAGCAATAACTGACCTGACTACAAGACTAACAGCACTGGAGAACAACTAATGGCTTTAACAAAAACCCCTATAGAACTGTCAAGTACTCCAAGTATTGTGGACGGAGGTAATGCCACTGCGATTACTATTGATAGTTCAGAAAATGTTGGCTTAGGTGTCACAAATCCCGCTGACTACTACGCTGAAAACCTTGTAGTTGCTGCGGCAGACGAAGGGGGTATTACTATTGAATCCGCCACTACTGAAAAAACCTATTTGATGTTTGCTGATGGTACGTCTGGATCAGCAGCGTATCGTGGATTTATTGGGTATGACCACGGTGCTTCCCCTGAAATTATGAATATTGCCAGCTCAGGAGACATGAATTTTCTAACAGGTTCAAGTCAATCGGAAAAAGTACGCATTAAAGAAGCAGGTCAACTTATCGTTCCTGCTGGTGTGACGCTAGGAACAGGCGCGGGTGTTTATGCTGCGGGTAATACGCTGGATGACTATGAAGAAGGCGCGTTTAGTACAGTGAGTGCGGGGGTAAATGCTTCAGGATACGGCCCATCAATGCGTTATACCAAAATTGGCCGCGTGGTCAACATTCTTGCTAGGGTTACATGGACAGGAACATCTAATTCTTCTGCTTTGCGTTTTACTCTGCCGTTCGCAACGCCCGCAACAGCTGCTACAGCGACAGGTGCGGTTTTTTATGGAGGTACTTCATTAAAGTCAGGGGCGGCACTTTCTTGCTATGTAGGCCCAAGTACCAATGAGGTTTATTTTTACAGCACAGCGGGAGGTAGTTTTAACCAATTAAATGTGAATGAAGTTAACGGTTCTTATGATTTTATTTTTAGCTTTACCTACGAAACAAATTTATAACCCTAGTGGATTCTAGGGTCAGACAGTCCATACCAACAGGAGATAAACATGGCACTTTCAGAAGCAACAGTACAAGACAAAATTGAAGTAGTAGATATGGGCGGCTGGAAAGTTATCCAAGTCCGTACAGCTACAGTAATTAGCAGAGATGATGTAGAGATCAGTAGAACATTCCATCGTCACACAGTAGGCCCAACGGACGATTGGTCTGGTGAATCTACAGAGGTTCAGGCTATGTGTAATACTTTTCATACTACAGAAGCTATTGCAGCTTACAATGCTGCACAAGCCGCTCAAGGAGTTTAAGCATGGCTTTAACTAAAGTTACAGGTGGCTTATTAGGCAACCTCCCCACAGGTACAAATAACGTAGCAGTAGGTGATACTGCACTGGATAGTATTGCTTCTGGTGCATCAAACAACGTAGCCATTGGTAGTGCTGCGGGTACTGCAGTCACCACGGGAACCCAGAATACGCTCATCGGCGGTCTTGCTGGTGATGCAATTACTACCGGAACGGGCAACACAGCCGTTGGATCTAGTGCTCTAACCGGAACCACCACAGGAACAAACAATGTTGCAGTTGGTTACGTTTCTTTAGACGTTAACACCACAGGCGCTGATAATGTTGCGGTGGGTACGGGTGCTTTGGGTAGTAATACTACAGCATCTAACAACACCGCAGTTGGTAGAAATGCTTTACTCGCAAACACCACAGGCGCAGATAACGTAGCCGTTGGTGTAGCCGCAGGGGATGCTTTTACTACAGGGGCGGCTAATATTGCTATTGGTAATAATGCTCTTGGTTCCGATACAAAAGGAAATACATCTGTAGCAATAGGTAGACAAGCACTACAAGCACAAAACTTTACAGGAGCAACCGATACTCACAACACAGCAGTTGGCTTCTCATCAGGTTTTTCCAGCACCACGGGTACTAATAACACCTTCCTTGGTAGTCAAGCTGGGTATCATAACACAACAGGCGTTCAAAACACTGCGGTAGGCTCTGGTGCAGGTGATGCAAGTACTTCAGCTAATAACAACACATCACTAGGTTATTTCGCTTTAAGTACGGCTTCTGGAAATCAAAACACTGCTTTAGGTTCTCAATCTCTTACTAATAATACCGCAGCTAACAACACAGCAGTTGGTTATGCTTCTATGTTCGCAAACACTACAGGCGACAGAAACGTAGCTGTGGGTATGTCAGCTTTAACCGTAAACACCACAGGCATACAAAATGTTGTAATAGGCTCTGATGCTGGAGACTTTATGACTACTGCTGCTTATAACGTAATCATTGGATACAGCGCAGCAAGTCATACAACCAACTTAGTTAGTGGTAATGGTAATACAATAGTTGGGTCTTATGCACGAACTCCGGGGGGAACTACAACACTTGCTAATGCTTTTGGGCATGACATATCTTCGGAAGGTGGTTATACCACGATTGGTGTTGCCACTAACGACATCAGAGCCGCACACGGTAACATTACATGGGCAACAGTATCTGACGAACGCTACAAAAAAGATATTGCAGACTCTACAGCAGGTCTTAGCTTCATCAATGCTTTACAGCCTCGCACTTGGAAGTACAAAACTCTTGGTGAACTTCCAGAAACTTTCAATGCTTATGAGGCTGACTCAACTGAAGTCTTCAAGAACACCCAAACCAATCACGGCTTTATAGCCCAAGAAGTTAAAGCAGCTATTGATGCAGATGACAGTATCAAAGATGGATTTAGACTTTGGGACGATAGAGATGATGGTTCTCAAGAAGTAGCTGAAGCAGCCTTGATTCCTGTACTTGTCAAAGCCATCCAAGAACAAAGCGCACTAATCACAGCACTCACCGCAAGAATAGAAACCTTAGAAGGATAAACCAATGACTAGAGAAGCAGAACAAATCGCACAAGACTACTCAGCAATGGGTGACAGTGTAGACCTAATCACCGCAGTTATTGCAGGTAATCAAATGGCTGATAAGTCAGCAGAAGACCGTCAAGACTGTGTAGACCGTAACACCCAGCACCTAGAGCTTATGGTAGCTAAAGATGATTGGGGTAGTGAATCTATGACCGCAATTAACGCAGCTATTACAGCAGGGAACGGGTATACAGCATCATGAGCGAACAAACAGTAACAATCAACGAAGAAGAGCATAACGTATCAGAGCTTGCTGTAGAGACTCAGGCGCACATTGCTCGTGTAAACGAGTTACGTCAAGAAATAAGCCGATTGCAGATGCAGATTAGTGAGCGCGAAGTTGTGCTACAAGCCTATACCACTGCTATTGTTGAAGCTGT